ATGCTAGTGTTAATTTCTTCTTTAGTCAGAGCATCCATGCTTTTATAAGCTTGGTGATAACCAGTTCTTACACAAGAATAATAGTCCTCAAATTCGAAACCCATTGTCTGTGATGAAATACATTTTGGTTCATCAATGAATAAACAAAGATGAAGTATTAAAACAAATTTTGTCATTGTAATACCTGGCGGAATATTTCATCCGCCAAGTAAATTAGATATTAATTAACTGCGTAACTAATATTCCATGAAAGCGTACCAGCAGTTCCACCAGTTGCTGCGAAAGTTATAGACATATATAACAATCCTCCTGGATCTGAACTTAAACCAGCAATTTCCCACAACTTTTGTCCAGTTGTATTAATTGTAGCTGCTTCGTATCTAACGTCAGCCAATGCAGCAGCATCTGCTACAGCAGTTGCAAAACAATCTTCGTCAGCTACTGTGCCATCGTAATTGTGAACACCAACATTGAATGTGCAAGAACCACCAAAAGTATCTGATCCAACAAAAAGTTGAGATATAGATGCTTTACTTGGTATAGGTGCTAACAAAACAACATCGTTGTCTGTACTGTCTCCAGCAGCTAATTCAGCTGTACCAGCGGCAACTCTTAAAACGCCATGCAATTCTGCAGCGTCATTAAGAATTTGTGGTGAGGCTAAACTATTTGCTACTAAAGCTGTATTTAGTGTAGTCATATTTTATATTCTCCTATGATTATATGATTAAGCTTCGTGACAAGGTATTTGGAATACCGCTTTCTCTTCCATTCTTACTGCGCCTAAAGACATAGCGTAGTAAACTTGAGTAGAGTAAGATTTGTCAGCTCTTTCAGATATGTTAGCTTTGATGTCACTTCCGATAGCAAGTTTAACTGCATCTTCTGTGAAAGCATAAATCAATCTGTCATCAGTATTTGTTCCATCAAATTTAAGTCTATTAGACATGATGAACTCAAATCCTAAGTAAGTATTAATTTCACCTTGAACCAATGCTTTAACAGTGTTGAAGTCACTTGAAGTAACTGCTGTTATTGCAAGTAGATCAGCAATACTTTGAGGACCGCAAACGATATATCTTTTTCTTGAAGGATCTATGTCATTGTTATCAAAGTTTTTCTTTGCTGCTAAAAGTTTAGCTACTGTCAAACCATCTGATTGATTTGATGTCGCAAACTTTTGAGTTGAAGGTAAAGCTACTCCAGTTGCTCCAGCTACACCAGATGACGCTGAACCAGCTAATGCTGTAATGATTACATCATCCATTGCTCTGTTCATTGCCGCTGCTGCATTTTTTGCATAAGCTGAAGTTGGATCTACTAATGCTCTGATTTTATCAGTATCATCAATAAGATCTCCCCACTCATAGTCGGAAAGTGAAACTCTTCTTCTGCTGTGTGGTGTATCGATTTGAGGTGTATCTCCATGTCTTGAAGTTCTCAATACCGCTGCTGTACTGTCGATTTGTTCAAAGAACGCATTTTTACCTACGATACTTTCTTCATCTACAGCACCTCTTAATTTACTACTCATTGCTTGAGAAAGTAAAGTTACATTCGAAGAGTATTGCTCAACGAATGAAGTTGTTATGTTAGAACTCATAATAAGTTCCTCCTTTATGTATGTTAGTTTAAGTTTAATTAAACGGATGATTATCCTTGCGGATCTTCCTGAAATTTACATCATTCAGATGTTAGTCTTTCCTAACGTCAACAAAGGTCTTACGATTGTCTTTGATTTTATTCACCTAACTTTCGTTAGATAAAACTGTTACGCATCTTCGTTATTTTTCTTACGAATTAATGCTGCTACTTCTTCAACTGCTACAGAATGAGCTGGATGTTTCTTATCCCAATATGCTGATCCTGGTTGTTGTAATGCGCCAATTTGTTTTGTTATATCGTTAGTCGTCATAAAGTCAGGAGTATCTCCTTTAACAATATCATCTTCAGATAATTTTTCAGATAAGTTTGCAAATGCTTTTACTATCTGTGTATTATCTCCAAGCTTACTACCATCGGCTAACATAGTTGTATTTAAAAAGTCTGCACCTAAAGTAGCTGTTGCTAAATTTTTAGCACCAGTTATTTTATTTTCAAATGTAGATCCAAACTCTTTACGGAGTTCTTGTTCAGATACTTTTCTAGCTTCTTCAGATTTAATATTCTGATCAGTCTCTCCTTGATTAATAACATCATTATAATATTTCATAATACCATCTGCTTGATTAGGAAGTAATCCTAACTTAACAGCTTCTTCGGAAAAACTTTTTAAAGTATCTTCTGGTACTGCATGACCTTCTGGTAAAGAATATTTATACTGATCGCTAGTTTCTGGACTACCTAATCTTTTATAAACTTCTTTCCAATCTTCATCGGTAGCGTGTTTGTTTGGTACTGGAATTTTATCTAAACCTACCATCTTCTGTGAATGTAGATATGATTTAACAAAGTCATCCATCTTGTTAAAATTTTGTAATGACTTTTCTTCTCTATATTCTTCTGGAATAAGAGATTGAAAATCTACCGATGGTGTTGTTGGTGTTGTTTCTGCTGGTGGCTGTTCTGTTGTAAGCGTTGTAGTTGTCTGCGTTACTTCAGGTTGAACTGCTTGTTCAGTTGTCTGATCCATAGATTACTCCTCTTTATGATTGATCATGCTTTTTATAAATAACAGAATAGTTCTCTGTCCTTCAAAAAAAGCGGTTTCGTTTGGTTCGCTTCTACTAAATGTTGATGTGTGGTAGAAGCATCTTTTTTCAAGATCAGCCATGACTGCTTTGCCATCGTCTGATCCAAAAGCTGCTTTATAGTTTCTTATTAAATCTTTAATTACTTTATTGCTGCTGTTCTCGTTCTGCTGTTTCTGCATTAGATACCGCCTGAATTGCTGGAGCTGCATTTCTAGCCATTTCACTTTGTGCTAGTTCTTGCTGCGCCTGGATTTGTTGTTGTTCTGCTTCGGCTTTCTCTTCTGCTATTTGTTGAACTTCAGCGTCTGATCTAATCATCGTTGCTGGTAGTCCAAGAATTTTTATTATATTTTTAACAAGTCCTGGTGGATCTATATAATCTAATGTTGATGGTGCTAACTGACCTATGTTAGCAAATAATTCTAAACCTTTAACAATTGAATTTAACTCTTCACCTTTTTGTGCAATTGCCATTGGCGATACATATTCAACATCCACTTCTTGATTTAATAAAATTTCAGGAGCTTCTGGAAATAAATTATTTCTCATCATAATATTAAATATTCTAATAATCATAGGCTGTAATAACTCTGATTGTAATCTACCTAATACTGGACCAAGTATTCTCATCTTCTCTTGATTACGTTGCACAACTTCCGTTGCTGTCATGTTACGATTTTCTGTAATTAATAATTGATCAACATGGAATGTAGCAGAGATAGCTTGTCGTCTCTGATCTTCCATATTTAATCCTAACGGATTGTTTGCACCAATATTTAAAGTTTCAATTCTATCTCTTGATCCAGATCTATAATAATTAATAGAGCCAGGAGACATTCTAATTGGCATTAACATACTGTCATCTGGTACTAACAAAGGTGGATCAACTTGTTTAGCTGCTGCCTTCATTCCTACTTCAACCATTTTATTTAAAACTTTAACATCAGGTAAAGCATTCATACCTGGAGATCTTCCGTAAATCTCATTAGATGCTTTTAAATATCTTGGAACTACATAAGGAAATTCTTTGAAACCACCTTCTGAAATAATGTGTCCACTATCATATTCAAAGTAACATGAAGTGAAAGGCATATTTTGTTTATCCTTTTTTATAGGATTATACATATCTCTTGGTTTAACAACATGACATAGATCGACATCTTCAAATGGAGATTTCTGAAATACATTTAAAGTTTTTGAACTGACGTTATCAATACCAAATTTTTCTACAGTTGCTTTAGCTGTCATTTTAAATCGTCTGTAAATACAATTGACCATGCCTTTAGCATTTTCTGAAATATATAATTCTTTTATATGTCTTGATGAAAACCGTATGATGTCATCATTATCTTCTTCAATCTGTAAGCAAGAAGTTCCAAAAGCAATCAGATCAAAATATGTCTCGAACACTTCTTGTTGAAAATTAGATCTTGATATTGCTAAATACATCGCATCCGTAACTTTTTCCAGCCACTCTCTAGCTTCATCATCTTGATTAACCAAAGTTTCTTTAAATCTTAAACCAAACCATCTATTAACTGATGACGTAAGCATTCCATGCAATGAACTAGCTAGTAATTCTAGTGAATGGATCGCTGTACCGTCAAAGATAACCTGGTGTCTTTTATCACCTTTAGGTCTATCAACAGTAATATCCGCCTTACGAGGAAACATATAATCAGCTACTTCTTGCCAATGATGCTCCCAATTAGCTCTCTTCTCCATCAACTTTGATAGATTGTTTTTTAATTCAGCTGCTTTTTTTCTTAATTCTTGATCTTGCATTATTTCTTTTTAAAACCACGTTTCATTGCAGCATAAGATTTTTTAGATACTGTTGATTTTTTTTTAGATCTGGAAGTACCAGCCTTTTTTCTTTTATTAATATTTCTGTAAAGTGACATGAGTTATCCTAGTAAACTTTTCTTACTTAATTTATATTCTTCAGTACCACCAGTTGCAGAAGTTAGCATTGTTGCTCTTCTACCTTTTCTTTTATTTTGTGCAGCTATCTCTAAAGATGTTGGTCCTTTAACATTGTTTGCAGCATTCTTTTGAGTTTCTCCAACTTTGCTATCAACACTTTTTGCAATTTCAATACCTTGTTTCTTTTGTTTAAAAACTTTTGATGCTGTTGAAGTAATAAATCTTGTAAATCCGCCCATAAATTATCCTAATAAAGTTTTTTTTGCGATCTCATCTTCATCGCTTTCGTTAAGCCCAGAACTGGTTGTTAATATTGTAGATCTTCTACCCATTCGTTTATTTTCGGCA